TCGGTGCAGCGCAATCAAGCGCAGCAAGGGGAACTGCAATGCATATCGTCAGACAAGCCATTGTGACGCGATACATACCCGCCACCAATACCAAGCCGTCCCGCGTCAAGGCAACCGCCGACGCGGGAAGCGTCATGCTATCGTGGAACTGTGCGCTCAATATCGAGAACAACCACGCCTTCGTCGCCAAGGCATTGGCCGAAAAATTCGGCTGGCGCGGCGCTTGGTATCAAGGTGGCATGCCCGGTTCCGGTTTCGCCTTTGTCTGTCTCAACGCTATCGACGGCGACAACGGCCCCGCATTCTCAATCGAAAGGTAAGCCAATGTCCAAATTGATCGAGGCAATTAGCTATACCCTCAACATGATCCCGCGCACGCGGCTGCAAGGCTGCCCAGGACGCTACCGCGACAGCTATCAGGTCGCCGCCGCGCTCGACAAGGCGCGGAACGGCGAAGGGCCGGGGCGCATCTATTCGCAGGACGAAATGGAGGCGGCACTGTGCATTTGGGAGGCGGTGCTTGACGTCATGCTAAAACAGCCCACGCGCTCCGAATTTTTCGGAGAACATGGGTCGTGGGACATTCGCATCGCCTGCGGCCATCTGGCCGCGCATTGCGAGCGAATTTGGCAGGCGTTTACGAACAACGGCGCGGACGATACCGTAACGTTCGATTGGGAATTTGTGCCGGCCTATGTCGCGCATTGCGTCGATTGGAAAACGCTGAAACCCAAAGAGAACGACGCGGCTTGCCTCGCGGCGCTGGCATTCCTCAAACAGGACTAGCCCCGACTGTCACACAAAAGCCCGCCCTTGCCGGCGGGCTTTTTCTTTTGTGCGAGGTCTTGACAGCCTAGGCGTTGATTGCCTATCCTGCCGTTGTTCAATTCCGAACATGCAAGGGGAACGTCGTGGCCCGGTATAAGCGCAACGCAGAAGATCAAACCATCCTTTGGGAAGGCCCATGTGCCTACGTCGTTAAAACCGGCGCATGCTTCGAAATCATCGTTCACTCGACAAACTACGTTACTCATAAGCCAGCGGGCATTACCGAGGATGCTGCACGCGCGGAAAGCATTTGCAAAAGGCTTAATGCCTATCCGCGTCAAGTGCGCGCCGCATATGGCCTGCTATGAAGGCCGCCATTTCCTACCGCCGCTTGTCCAAGGAGCGCAGCGGAAGGCCCGGCCTAGGGCTGGAAGCGCAGGAGGCGGCGATTGCCGCCTTTTGTGCCGTTGAAGGCTTCCAGATCATTGGCGATTTTGTCGAGGTCGAAACCGGCAAAGGGTACGACGCACTTGAACGGCGCCCGCAGCTTGCCGCCGCGATGGCCGAGGCGAAGAAAGCCAAGGCCCCCATCATCGTGGCGAAGCTGGATCGCCTTTCCCGCAACGTCGCATTCATTGCGGGATTGATGGAAAAGCGCGTTCCCTTCGTCGTCTGTAGCCTTGGCGTGAACGTTGATCCGTTCATGCTGCACATCTACGCGGCATTCGCGGAAAAGGAACGCAACGAAATCGCCGCCAGGACGAAAGCGGCCCTTGCCGCCGCCAAGGTGCGCGGCATCAAGCTAGGCGCCCCGCCGCATGTCAATCAAGCCCAAGCCGAGGCCGCGCAAGCCTATGCGGAAAGCTTGCGCGAAATCGTCTGGCCCTATCGCCACGTTTCGTCGCGCCGGCTGGCGCGGCTTCTCAACAGTCGCGGACTGCTCTCGCCCGCCGGCAAACCGTGGCAGTCCCGCAATGTGGATCGTTTGGTTCAACGTCTAACAAAGGAGAAGGCAGAGTGAAGAAGGCGAAGAAGAAGGCCGCCGATGGTCGCATGGCCGGCGCGGAATTGTGGAGCAAGCTGCAAAGGCTTGGCTTCACTCAAGTCGGATTTGCCCGACGCTGCGGCTTTGGCGAACGCACGGTGCGAAGCTGGATCGCGGATGCTGATGACGTGCCAATCATCGTTGCGATGTTGGTCAACCTGATGCTCAAAACCAAAACCACGGAAGGGGATTTGAAAGGATAACACGCTACCCGATCACAAACGACAAACCTGACTAGGAGAAAAATTCCAATGGCTCGAAAGAAAGAAACCCCGCCGCCGCTGTTTTCCGTGCGTCACGAATTCGTCGCCGCGCTCGAAAACACCTGCCAACAGGCAATCATGCTGTTGCAGGCGGTTGAACTTGTCATCAAGAATGACGTGCCCGACATAAAACTTCCCGACGCTGTGCGCGGCATACTCGTTGAACGCGCCAAGGCTATGCGCGCGGCGTTGATGTCGGAGGACGAATGAAACCGCACCCGGAAGATCAGGCCGCGCTTGATCGCTCGCTGGCCGACGCGCAAAAAATCGCGCGGCGGCTATCCCGTCTGTCAGACAGCCAAGCCTATAGCGCAGCGTTGCTGTTAGTGCGGACGCTAATTAAGTTGGGAGCACAACAACCGGAATGAAAAGCCCGGCAGGCGGGTAGACCCGCCGGGCAAGTCGCGGGAGGCGGTGAAAAAGCGAAAGGCCGGGATCGTGGCGTGAGCCTGTTCCCGGCCTTTCATGTCTCTAACAGCATCGCCCGAATGCAACGGCCAAGCGCAAGGGGAAACTTGAACCGGCAGAGCTTCGGGCGCGCGTCACAAGACTATGCCGACAATGGACAAAAACGCCCCCTTGTCAATGGGAATGCGAAAGCTCGTCCCAAAATTTCGCCAGCCGATAGCCGGCGTCGGAAAGCAATTCCGCTGCTTTGGTCCGTCCGCGCCAGGGTGAACGGTATCCGAGAAGCGCTCCAACGACATGCAATGGCATATCGAAACAAGCTACTTGATCCGCCACATAGGCGGGACGCTCGCCCAACTGTCCGCGCGCCCGCCAGTAGAGCGCACGGTGCTCGACTTGCGCTTCCGTTTTCGCAAGGCCCGTCATGGCATGCGGATCGAAGGCCAGAACGCGGTTCAGATCAACGCTGCCCAAATGCCCCTGTAAGCCCGCCGCAAGCCAGTGGAGCGCGTATTTCCGCAGGGCACTGTATTCCTCACCGGAAACCTTCCGACGCATCCACGCCCTCCCTAATGCGTCGTCGAACATCGTAATTTTACGGGAGGATCGGGAGCGGCCTGCGACCGTGAAAAACTCGCCCGCATGCCGCAGGCGTTCAACCGTTGGCCCGGCGTTGTCGAGCGGTTGAGTTCCCATTGCAAAGCCCCTTCCGGTGCCTGATGCACATGCATCTGCAAGGGGTTGCTCTCTCTATCCACATAGAAGGTATTTCTAGTTTTAATTTGGTTAGCATGTCAAATGGACTGCATGTGCTAATGCTTGCGCTTTGCAAATGGTGATGCATTTGCATTGTCGATCGGACGCCAGCGCGCCTCCGCAGCGAGTGCGCGCTTCTTCCTAACCTCTTGAACGTTCATCCATGTATCCGTCAGACGCTTTTGCGTGACGATGCCGCCGATGGCCGTCATGGGGCGCATCACTTTCTCGCGGATGGTTCGCCACTTTTGTAGCGAAATGCCCCCTATCATCGCCAACTCGCGGTCGTCGTCCACAAGCTTGCCGCCTTGCCGCCACATCACGAAAAGCAGGCGGCAGTAAACGCCGAATTCCTCCGCGCTCATGTGCGTTGTATCGGCCAACAGCGCGTCTGTGTGCAGCGGCAGGAAAGGCAGTTCGGCCATGCTCTACCCTTCATGATCCACCACGCGGATGGAAACATATTTCGGGATTTTATAGACCCGCCGGCCCGGCTCCGTGATCGAGCGGTGCAGCGTCAATTTTTTCGCCCGCAAACCGTTCACGATGGCCTGTGGATTGCTCTCGACGTCCATCAGCGTCACGTCATGGTCGCTACCGTACTCGCGAACGATGATCGAATAGCGCCCCATGACCGTCACCTGTTGAAGTCGTTCATATCGTGCAGCACGTCGTTCGGAACCAAAAAGGCGGGGCGCCCCGGCTGCGGCTCCTGCCAATAGTCGTCGCGCTTGCCCTCGCCGCCGAGCATCCAACCGACAAGGGTTACGCGGTTGTCGTCAACGCGGGCCAGGACGAAGGGTTGTCGGTCATTGTCGTCGGGGTGCAGGATCAGGCGACCTGCGGGGTGCGCCGTCGCCCGCACTTGACAGTGCCCGCCGACGTCCGCCGCCTCGTAATTGCCGACCGCGCCCGACCAAAATCGGTCAAGGTGCTTCGCCAGCGCGCATTCACCGATGCAGCCGAGGATTTGCTGCTGCCACGAAAGTTCGTGCGGCGCCCCGTAGCGCTGTTGAGCCTTCCGCTTCATGTTCTGGACTTGGCGCAGCACGCCGACAACCGCCGCCATGCACATTTCCGGCCATGTCAGCATGACGACAATCATCGCGGCCTCGAATACTGATAGCGCATCGAATAGCGCCCCATCATTTCCCTCGTGGCATGTGATAGCGCATCGCCAATGCGAACGGGTCGATGCCGTAGCTGGCCCAAAACTCCGCTTCGTTCATCGAATGCTGGCGGCTGTGGTGCAGGCGGCACAACGGCAACACCCACCGATCCGATGGTTTTTCTCCCATCCCGGTTTCGCGCTTGTCGTCGTTGATCGAAGCAATACGAAGGTGCGCGGCTTCGCTGTGCGGGTCGCCGCAGATCACGCACGGCAAGGTGCGTATCCACGCCAGATATTTTTCATCGCGCTTGCGCGGCTGGCGGATCGGGTCAGGCATCGGCGCGCGGTTCCTCGTGGAAGCCGTGTTTAATTTCCTCGTTTGTGCGGCTTCCGCAAATGCATTTCGTTGTCGTCAACTTCCCTCACGGCCTTCCCGCACATGGTCAGAAATACTTCTGGCGTGACGCCAAGATTTTTCGTGGCGATGTGTGACGACAAGCCGGTTAACGAAGCCGATAGCTGGCACAGTACCGCTTGAAGCGGCATGCCTTCGGCAATCGCCTCGTTCTGAATTGTCATGACGGCATTGCCGAGCTTGCGGCGAATGTCGTCCACCTGGGCGCGCGTCAGCGGGAACTTATCCATGATCGTCCGTCAGCTTAAGGAATTCGTTTGCGGTCGAAGTATCTTCGTGGTCGGGGTCCACCCATTCGGTGATGCGCGCTTCCACAACGACGTCCCGGCCCCCCTGCGACGAATGCTTCTGTGCCGCCTTGCGCTGGATCGTGGTGCGCCTTTCGAGGACGGCAATCGAGGCGTCCCGTACCGCGACAACATCGGTCATCACGGCGCGCAGGTTTTCCTTGCTGCCCTCGTAAATGCGCAGCGCTACTTGGCTGGACGCCCCATGCGTTTCCCGCAGCGTATGCGGGATCAACTGCCCGAACGTCAGTTTCCAGTTCGCCGGGATAGTGATCTTGCGCGTGTCGCCGTTCTTCAATTCGAGAATGAAGGTCTTGTCGCCGCCGTTCGCCTTAGCCATTTTCGCGCGCCTTCCATGCCTGGAAACCATTATCCAGCCCGTACCAAAGTTGCCGTGCGTGCGTGTTGCCGGGCTTTTCCAATTCGCTCCGACTGTCAACGCAACAATGCAGGCGGACGACGTTCGCCGCGCGATATTCGTTGCTTACGTCGGAAAAGTGCATTTCTTCCTCAAGGAACGCCCAAAACACCGCGTCCTTGCAACGGATACCCGCTTGCTTGACCGGCCCAAGTTCGCGCCACTTGTCCCTGATTTGCGCTTCGCGATCCGCCGGCGTTTCATCGTCGTTGACTTCGACCAGCACGCACGCGAACCGCGTCCCCATCGGCGCGGTCGTAATTCTTTCGTGCATGTCGAGCGCCGCTACCGTAAAGCGCAATTGCCAGTCTCCGGACTGACGCTGCGTCAGCCCGTCCTTTTTCACTTCGAAGCTGATCGCGTTAGCCCGCGCCTTCTCCGCTTCCAGCGTCATCAAACAAATCCTTTTGCGCGCCCGCCCCGATCTTGCGCCCCCTAAAGTCAGTGCGCGTCCGCGAGGTCCGCACGCCAACGAGTTCGAAATTTTCCTTACCGATCACCAGATAGCCGGTGATGTGCGGTTCATCGTCCCAAAAGAACAACGCGCCCTTCGGCTCACTCATTGCCGCCCTTCTTCGCTACCAGCGTTTCAAGATGCTTGCGCATGCCCGCCGGCATACGCGCAATCGTCGTTGCATGCTCTTTCAGGAATGATGCCGCCGCGCTGGCGCTCATGGCTCCAACTTCCCCGGCCAGGACGCGATAAGCCGGGAGGCCATCCGCCGGCCCCCACCCCGCCCGCCGCGCGAATTCATCGTGCAAATCGCGAAGCCGTCCGTGATCCGCCTCGCGGATGAACGCCGTTTTGCCGCGCTGTTCCAGTTCCAGCCACGGCGCCTTAATGTCGTACAAATAGCGCCCGACGCCAAAGCGCACTGCCGCCCGCTTGAATGCATCCGAGAGCGCGCCCTTCTCCGGTTCATTGTCGGACGGCCCGGCGCCGTCGCCCTTCCAAATCCAGTCGCCGGCAATCCGGACGCCGATGTTGCAGACAATCGAAGGCCCGACACCCGGGGTGTAATTACACTGCCAGCCGTCAATGCCCATGACGCTATCGAGCCGGTCCATGACCGTGCGCGCGTCTACATAGCAAAGCGGTTGCCCGCGCAAGGGCTGGCCTTCGGCCCGCGACTTGTCGTTGGTCGGACCTACCCGCCAACTAATCTCCTCAATCGGGAACGGCGCGGCGAGTGCGTCAAAAATTTCCTGCATTACTTCACCCGCACCTGTAACGACGGCGGCCCATTATTGAGCAGATAGCCCGGCACTTGGCGCCCCGCTTCCAGTGCGGCGCGGATTGCCTTGCGGTCCGGTTCGCGCTTCACCCGCACAAGATCAGGCGGCAACAGGTCGATATCGTGAACCTCGCCCACCAATTGCGGCATGCCGGTGCGCACCGAGAGCGTCACTTCCGGCAGTTCGATCTTTTTCAGCCGCGCGGCCTCCATCACCCTCATAATCAGGACGCGCCCGAAATCGGCGCGGTGCTGGAAACGCGCCTGCCGCGACATTAGATCGTC